TAAACTAGTCCCTGTTGCAGCACCCAATACTGGCGTTACCATCACCATAGAAGTACTTGTACAGGCTGAGATTACGCCCGACGCTACCGTGCCTAAAACAGGTGCTGTCAATGTTGGAGTCGTAATGGTGGGCGAGGTTGCAAACACCGCTGCGCCTGTGCCAGTTTCATCTGTTAACGCAGCTCGCAAGTTTGCACTTGATGGCGTGGCAAGGAAAGTAGCCACGCTTGTTCCCAAGCCGGACACACCCGTAGCAACAGGCAATCCCGTACAGTTAGTCAGGACGCCCGAGGCGGGTATGCCGAGCGCAGGGGTTACAAGCGTAGCGCTAGTAAACAAAAGCGCGTTGGTGACCTGTTTGGTAATGCCACCCTGCACAATTGGCAATACGTCTGTCGTAACAGCAGAGCTTGCAACAGGCAGCGCAGTAATGGCTACGTTTGACATGGTTAGTCCTTAATAATTACCGGAGTAAATGTTAAAGCGCTGGCGGTTGGATACCAGAGCGTAAGGTATCGACATAATGTCGTCAGGGTTGTTGATGCGTTTTATATTGCGTTTAGAGGTCATCGCAATGCGCGACACTTGCTGCGAGGGTTCTACGCCAAACTCAGGTGCAAGCTCACAAGCCAAGTTGTAGCGAAACGCCCTCATGTAACCAGGGGGAAAGTAAAGCTCGGTTACAAGCGTTGCCGGTTCGGCAAGCACCTGCGCCGAGATAAAATGCCATTCCAATTCCCGTGTGGGTTTTGGATAAATGGTCATGGAGATATTAGGAAACTCCATGTTGGTGAACATAACCTGTGGGTAGGTAGAGGTCACCGTCTTAACAGCAATACCATCGTATTGCTGCTGATTGATCATCTTGATGCCAAACGACACGTTGGTGCTTGGATCGCGGTAGTAGGTAGCGTCGTCCAACAAAACGGGGCGCACGCCTACAAAGTTGCCGCTCGGGCCGAGTGTGCGGTTAATTATGTCTACTGGCCAAAGATACGTCTGGTCAACCGTATTGAACGTCGATAGACGCTCGGTTGACCAACTGTCAATCATTTGATTTAACGTAAACAACGCATCTTGTGCGGTAGCTGCCGAAGGCGTTTCACCTTCAGCGAGTACGCCAAGCAGCCTTAAAGCCCCATCAATTTGGTCGCCCGCTGTGTAAGTTGCCATAGTTAGTCCGAAGTTTTACGACGACGTTTTAGCTCGTTGACAGGCTCCACCTCTACAGGCGTATCCAAAGTATATCGTACCCACCCGCTTTGTTCATCATATTCCGCTTCCAAATCGGAAATGGCAACTTTTTGACCGTGCGTAGGGTGTTTTAGGTAAATTTGCATAATTACCTCAAAGGCGAGGGGTGAGGATCACCCACCCCTCTACGCGTTAACCTGCGACGCGGTAGAAAACATAAGTTGCGGCAGCGGTCTTGCGAACACGCCAATTGGCTGCCGTAAGTGCGGCAACTGCAGCAACACCAACCAAAGTGCAGCCTGTGTTAGCAGTTACGGTTGCAGCGTTAGTTGCGCCCGTGTTGATAATAAAAAACTCAAAACAGCTATTGACTTTCATGCTTGGGAACGCCGTGTCAAGATCAGTACCAAGAGGTACTGTCAAGGCAACGGCTGCGCCCGTGTAAGTGATAATGCCGGTTGCTAATTCAGCAGCAGTCAGAGTGGCTGCGCCTGTTTTAGCTGTAGGAGTCACTTGCGTGACCATGTTAATTTCGGTTTCGTTGCCATCACCAAATTGATAGCCACCAGCGCCATTAGGGAGTGCCATGATAGATTTCCTTAAAAAGTTTAGAAACGGGGGCATAAGCCCCCATTTGTTTAGCCCCAGAGTCGAACGGCTGTGACAGGACGGATTGCATTAAAGCCGTACAAGACGTCCACACGACAAGGCATACGGTCGTTGTTAATATCGTACTGACGCACGATACGCAGCGAGATTCCGTTATGCACTTGGCGCGAAGCCATGTCCACACCTTGTGGCAACAGCAAGTCAGCAGTCGCAAAAGTGATCGCATCTTTGTGATAGATCAAGTTTTGCGGATAAGCTGTAGCTGAACCACCCACGAACGTCAACACGGCGCTAGATGCTGGAAACGAATCCACGGTTGCCAAAGCGTTAGTAGCCGTATAGATTGGTGGCTGAACAGTCAAGGTTGCGGTAGTGTTTGCCGAAACAGTTACGTCAGCAGTTACGACAAACTGTTGCAACGAACCGGTGGTTTGACGGGTCTGTGGGTTAACAGCAAACACACTTGCGATAGTGAACACGTCACCAATCTTGAATGTAGGCGAGCCGCTTGTGAAACTAATTGCCAAGGAAGTAGCGCCCTGAGAAGACACAGTTGTAGCTACGATTGGTGCAGTTGGGGTCACGCCGGTGGTGTGTTGCACAATCGACTGACTCATGTTGATCTCATCTAAGCCCAAGATACCTTCACCCATCATGCCGTTTTTGAACTGGCGGCTGATAGTGCCGGTTGGGTTAAACAGACCTTTCATGCCCTCAACCAAACCGGCGTTGGCAGCGGGGTTAACCGTTGCATAACGTGGGTTCATGGGGGTGGCAAACTCGTTTAACTTTTGGTTAGCTTGGAGCAAAACCAAAGAAGTTGCAGGAGTGGTGCCTGGGGTGCCGACTGAGTTGTAAATGCCTTTGTAGGCAGTTGCTACGTCAGCGTCAACGCTTGATGCCAACTGGCTTACGCGAGGCTTGAGCACGCGTTCTGCAAAGTCATCCAATTGCATGGTGAGTTCGGCAGAGGTAAAGTTCACGCCGATATGCTTTTGGCTTGACACAGTCAAGGTTGTGTATTGCTCGTTGTCGTCTTGCACTTGCAAGGCGGCACCGTCGGTGACCAAAGCGCGGTCAGGTAGACGAATACGCAGGGTTGAGCCGATCTTAGCACCTTCAACGGCGAATGAGTCGTCGTATTGGCGGTTGACGTTGCGGGTAATCACAAGGTTGTTCTCGAGGATTTCGAGGCACTTCCGTGTGATCATGTCAATGGTTAGAATACTGTTTGCCATGATAATTCCTTAAAAATAAGTTAGCGGTTTTTGGCTTCCCACTTTTTCACTTGGCGCTGACGTTCGGCTTCAATCCATTCTGACGTAGTCATTGACTTCACAGAACGTGGGTCGGTGGTGTCATACGTCGGACTGCTTGAACCTTTGCCTGAAACAGGTGAAATAGGTGCTGGCGCGTTAGTAGTCTTTTTGACCGGTGGATCAGCCATCAATTTGGCTTCAAGTTTACCGATCTCTTTGGCTTGCATGATAGGCGTCAAGCGCGAGATACGTTCGGCTTCCTTTGGGTTGGAGCCTAAGTGGTATGCCACTTCGGGGCCAATATCGGAGGCTTGGATCGTCTGAGCCATCACCGTCGTAATCGGAAGGTTTGGGTTGTAAGCGACTTGTTCAAAGTCATCATACTTGCCGCGAACTTCCTCTTCCTTATCGTGGTAAGCCTCAATAATTGTCGATTGCTCTTGTTGCTCCCGCTGTCTGGAAACTAATTCGTGGGCTTTCTGAGTTGCCAATGCGTCGGCATACTCTTCAACACTTCCGAATTGGTCAGCAGAGGGAGGCGCAACAGGTGCAGCCGGAGGCTGACTACGTTGTGACTGCTCTCTTTCCCACTTTCGTTGCTCTCTTGCGAGTCGTTTACCAATGGCGGCATCAAGTTCCTCTTGCGAGAAGGTCTTGGGCGCTTCTTCCGGCGTTTGTACTTCAGATACTGGGGCTACCGTAGCTTCCAGTTCCGGCGCGGGTACTTCCGCTGAACTTACTTCTTCTGACATTTTGTTTCCTAAGAAACCCTAGTGGTTCGCACTAGTACGATAATTGTATTACTTAGCGTTAGTTATAGCAATAATTACTAACGCAATTGTGGTGACAATGATCGGCAGGACAAAATTAAGTATGCTTTTCACATCCCATCCACGGGGTTTAAACCCACCGTACCAAGGCATATTGTCGCGTTTACCTTCGTAGAAATGTTCAATCACTCGATACTCAGCCTGAGCGTGTTCACGGCCTACAAAGAACGCAGAGCCAAAGCAAGCACCAGCAAACCAGTTGCCTGTTAGCAGACCAATGATCGCCATAAATAATAAAGCGTAGGCGGAGTGTTCAAGGATTTTCATTTAGACTCCAGGAATCGCTGTCCAAACTGTTCCACCTTGGCACACATAAATATGCGCCCCAACACCGCCATCGTATCGCATATAAATAGAACTTGTGAGTGCGGTAAGAACACCGTTAGGATCGCCTGTG